AGGACATAGCCCAAGCCCCCTCTTGATTTACATTAACTCGGATTAAGAGTAAAGGACTACGTCAGCTCCGATTCCGTACTGAACTCCTGCGAAGAAGCGAAGGATTACGCGGATGTTGTCTGAACCGTCAAGGTCAGCCATATCAAGTACACGAACTTCGTTGCGCTCGTTCAAAAGACCTGTTCCGAAGAATAGGTTTGAAGTCTGAGCAGCTACCATCTTGTTAGAAGGAAGACCGTTGGCCATAGCAACACGGATACCATCAAAGAACAAATCTCCGTTGCCATACCACATTGTGCCTTTGTTGTCAACACCATTCGCTCCAAGACCTGAAGTTCCGAATCCGCCTAATGCACGGACATAAGCCTTAGCTACGTTTTGTGGAACGTAGATGGTCAAGTCCTCCTTGCCGTAAAGGGCAGATGGTATCGCGTCTACAATTTTCCCTAGCTCCACCACAACATTTGAAGCCGTCACGGTGGTAGCGGTTACGTCAATAACGTCTGAGTCAGCAGTCATCAATGAAAGGAATCCGCTAAATTCTCCTGCACTTGCAGCAGTACCGTTCCAAATGTTCTGCTCAATCTTTTGGGCAGTCTTTGAAGCAACGTGTGCAATCAAGAAATCAGCGAAAGAAGCGGGGATGCTATCGTAAGCAGAGAAACCCATTTGACCACCGATCCAAGAATCGTAGTAGTCCTTCTTGCAAAGCTGCAAGTTCACTTGGAATGGCTCAACCTCAAGGATGCGGTCGGTCAAAGTCAAGGTAGAAGTTGCATCAAAATCGCAGGTGGCGTCGCGCACAATTCCGTCAGTATTAACCTTCTGAAGTGTGGTGCGGTAGTTTACGTTTGGAAGGATCTCGATGAGTCCCTTGTCAAGCGTGTCTGCGCTCAAAAGAGCAGCAGAAATATACTTGGAGGCGAACTGCCCCGCATATGATGTGGTTATCGATGTAGTCGTAGCCATTTGATTTTCAGTTATTTATGTTATTTGTTGATTCGTGCAAGGACTCGGTCAATCGTCTTTTCGGGGCGGTTTGAACTCATCTTTTGGACTTGCTTTGTCTCTGGGTTGTGCTTGATGGCTTTCGCAGCAGGTGCGGCAGATAGTTCAGCTTTCATAGCTTTCATCTCCTCCTTCTTGGCATAACTGCCCATCTCCTCACGCATTCCTTTCATCTCCTCGCGCATCATTGCAATCTCCTCGAGGACTTTCTCGATGATTGCTACGACCGCAGGAGCTTCTTCTACCACTTCCATATCGGCAAGTTCAGTAGGTACTTCAACCTCTACTGCTACTTCAGCAGCGGCAGGGGCTTCTTTAATTTCAGCGATTACGCCTTCTTCGGTGATGACCAAAATGCGGCCATCCTCTAAAAGGTGTTCGCCAACTGGAGCTGCAACTCGGTCTTCTCCGCTAAGGATAAATACTTCATTGCCTGCTTCAAAGGCTTCAGCCTCAAGAACGGCACCGTTCTCAAGGTTCATTGTTGCTAAGCTTACATTCCTTACGGAGGCAAGTTCGGCAAGGATTCTGTTCAGAATGGAATTTGCTTTCATACTAACTAATTAAAAGGGTTTTGGTTATTTGTAACATTTTTATGGATTGATAACTACGGTGCCTTGCCCAACAAGTGAACCTACTCCTTGTGCTTGGATAGATCCATCGCAGCAATTAGACTTGTAGGTGTTGTCGGGGCATAGGCACCCACGACGGCCGCCTCGAGGTGAGGCAACTGGGAGTTTTTGAGGTCTATTCATTCTTTAGTTCTTCTTTGTGGTATAGGTATTCGCTTTCTTCCGTATGCTCTGCGCCCGTCATAAGTCTGCCATCAGCGTCTTTATGCGTGGGGCCTGTGTATAGTTTGCCGTCTGCCGTGTAGTGAGGAACGCCTACCTCTAGTTTAAGCTTGCCGAGTTCTTTTAGTTTATACTCTGCCCAGTTCTTTCCAGATAGACCTCCCCATAGTAGGAATGATATTGTACCGCAGGCTTCTGGGTTTTTCTCATCGTAGTATGTCTCGGCTCTTGATAGGTATGAGTACATCCGTGTGATTGTCTCTACCGATAATGCCCTGCCCTGTGCTAACTGCTGCGCCCGAACCTTGCCTACGGCGGTGGCGCACTTGTTGCCGTTCTTTTCGTTTAGCTCGATGCCACGCTTGGCGTTGTTCTTTACCGAATCGGGGTAGTCAGAGTAAGCCTCCAGCTCGGTGCGTGTACCCGACTTCTTACGGCCATCCCTTTTTATGATAGCGATTATCTGCGAAAGCATCAACGCTGCCTCTTGCTCCTCGATAATCTCTAACTCCTGCTTGGATAAGTTTATCTTATCAACGAAGTAGCCCTCAATGGAGAATCCACGAAACTCGCCACCCTTAACGCGCTGCCATAGAGCCTCGTTTTCTATCTTCATAGACACCATCCAAGTGCCTACGGGCAGGTCAAGGCCATAAGCCCTGCTCTTATCCATTGTTGCGTCTTCGATAATCCAAGATTCTACAATCGTAGTACCCTTCACATCGTAGTCGTGTTCTATGGTAGCGTTGTTTTGGTAGCCGTTTTTGAAGAACAACTCCATCGCTTTGCGGATTGTCTCTTTGGAAAAGTACACATAGTACTCGTTCTCGCCATCGGTTCGGTAGATTGGCTTGTCGGGGATAAGGGCTGCGCCCATCAGCAACTGCTTCTCTTGGTTTTGCATTGCAAAGACCTCACGCTTCTGCGAGTTAAGCGCAATAAAGTCCTCCTCAATAGCTGGATGCTCTACAAGGGAGATTGCATCAATGCCCGTAAGGAGCATCGTTTCATCTAAAATAAGTTCTATCAGTTTCATATTATCCGAATGTTGCGGTGCGTACCCGTTGGCGTTGTAGTTGTTGTGAGGTCGTTACGTCACCACCCACAACGTAAGCACGGACTGGTTGATTAAATTGCCCACCGATACTCTGGGCAAGTTGGTTAGTGCCACTCTGCCCTACGATGTTAAATTGAGGTGCAGATGGCGCAGAAGGTGTCCCTCCTACGGATGGGGCGGTAGGTGTGGATATAGATCCACCACCTTTGACAGTTGAAAGAATCTTTTTTGCTTGACCAGCAGCTGCAAGCACCGCTGCTATTTGAGCTGCGTAAAACAAAGGGAATGCAAAAGCGGCTGCAGCGCCTGTTCCCTTTGCTGACTTTTGAGCAATATCCAAACCATTTACAAATCCCACACCCGTACCAATGGCTATCTGAGCGATTGCAGCTGCCTTACTCGCGGCAGTACCTTCTTCAAACAATGAACCCAAAGCCCCAATGGTGTTTTGCACATTTGCCAAGTTAGCAGATTGGGCAAACGCTATCGCGTCTTGTATAGCTTTCTCATCCGCAACACGCTTCTCGCCTAATGCCTTTCGCTTTTCTTGAAGCGCAATTTCATTGTTGAATGCCTCCTCATCGGCATCGAGGTTAAACTGATTTATGTCTATTCTGTCTTGCTTCTCTTTTTCTAATCGCGCCACACGCCTTGCTTCCTCTGCGTCTTCTACGGCATTCCTTTGGAGGATTATATCCTGCTGCTCTTTGTTTAATCTGTCAAAGTTTTCTTGCCTTCTTTTTTCTGCGTCGGCTTTATCTTTGGCTATGTCTGCTGCCCTTTTATCGCGCAGACGCTTATCCTCTGCTGATTTAAGCACATTAAGCGCAGACTCATTATCAAGTAAAGCTTGCTTAACATCCCTTTCAGCGTCAGCTTGGCCTTCTATGGCCGTCTGTTTCGCAATAAGGTCATACTTTTCTTTTTCATTTAACGCCTTCTTCTTTTCAAAGATTTCTTCTGCGGTTGCCCCAGATGCTTCAAGCTCTGCGATTTCTCTCCTTATAGAATTAACACCGCCTTCGCGGGCTTTTCTATCCTTATCAAGTGCATCTGCTCCCGCAAGGATAGCATCGTTGTAATTTTTCCTCGCCGCTTCCGCTGCCGTTAATGCTGCCGCTTCTTCTTCTTCACTAACAACGAGTTGGTCATATAGCTTAATCGCCTCTTGAATTGCCAAAATAGCAAGACCAAATGCAGCAGTCTTCAACGCAAGGTCAAGACCTTTTATCGCGGTGGTAGTGGCTTTGACCGATTGGAACGCTTGGAAGAACGCATCGGACATCCCGCCTGTAAGGTCGTTAATAAGCCCCTTGATAGGGGACAACGCGTTCTTTAGGGTATTGACATCATCTGTACCCTGCTTAAGCTTGCCATCACCTTTTGCTGGGGCTTCAAAAGCTTCGCTTAAATCATCCTTAATACCTTTAGCCTGTCTCTTTATAACATCAAGCTCCTTACTGATTTTAGCAGCAGCAGGAGCAGCGTTAGTGACAATGTTGATGTCAATCGTTATTTCTTGAGCCATTTCCTTCTAATTATCTTTTTGGTATCTTCCCAATTACTTGGTATGTGGTATTTGCCTTTTGCTATTTCTACGGTGTCGCTCACGCCAATCCAGTCCTGCGACTGAAGTAGGTCTACTAAATAACCAATATATCCTTTTGTCATACTACGTTAAGGAGTTCGAATGTTGCTTTGCCTGTGGTCATATTTAGGCTGACGTTGTTTATGATGTACTTGGTGTTGTTCCAAATGATTGCATTCTGAAGGTTCAGTTTGACAATACTGCCGATGGGTAAGACTGCCTCCACGTTGTACACCCTGCGCTGGGCGGAATAAAGGTCTGTGATGTAGTCTGCCCACTGGGTATAGTAAAGGCTTTGATTTACTGATTGAAAATAAAACGGGTCTATGTCACCTCCAAAGCAAATAGAATACGCTGCCCCTACGTTATCGGAGCGATTGGAGGTATTAGCATACCAAACGTCATCAACCCTTCTGTGGGTTCCGTCTACGTTTACATACCCGACAGGGTTTGAACTTATACTTATTCTATATTGAGCGTAAAATAGAATAGGCGCACCCAAGTAAGGGTTGAATATACCATCCTCATTCGTTTCACTTGTGATGCTTTTGTAAACGAGTACGTTCGTTAGACTCGTAGGTGGGTGTTGGTCGGTCAGCCTTTCAAATAACGGACATTCAAAAGGGACTTCAATAAGCAACTCCTCACCATCAAAAGTAAAGGTGGTGTTCAAATCTCCAAATCCAACGTCATTTGTTTGTTGGTATTGATAGCCGAGTATCTGCTCTGTCGGCTGATACTTAAATTCAATCTCCTTGTATAGCGGTGGCCTGTTTACCACAAACTCGGTTATGTCTAAATAATCTTGGTAGTCTTTGTCGCTTCCTGCTGCGTACCAATCATTCAACGGCTGAAGCAAGAAACTCGAGGATGTCGTTGGAACAATGACCATATTATACATCTTTAGAATGCCTGCCAAGAAGTCCTTTACCTTTATTTCGGGCATCAATTCCGATACTCTGACCGCTACCGAAATAGTATCGGAGGATGTCATAGAGGCAGTACCTAGCGAGAAAGGTGCTGCTGGAGGGGGGTTAAAAGTCATACCCCAAGTGGCAACTCTATAAGTTAAAGCGGTACTATTATTTTGGGTTTTTACTCGTAGGCTAATCCTATCTCCATCTGCTAATGTTACCGCAAAAAAAGTAAATGTCCCCGTTGAGGTTACTACTTTACTTGTTCGGTAGGCTCCGTTAACATAAATAGCAAAATTCGCCGCTTGGCTTAATGTGGCAACATTAACACTAAATTCAAAAGTCCCTGCGCTGCTGTCAAAGTCGGAGGGAATGTCAAAAGTGTCATTGGCAAGGTTAAAATAAATCCCCGTTCTTGTTTGAAAATCTATTTTTTCATACGTCATTGCGTTAGGTTGATTTTCGTACATATAGCCCTCCTTGCGGTGCAGCCATAGCGACAAGTCAATAAACGGAGTAGCAGCCAAGAACGCTCCCGTGAAGGTGATGCCATATTTTGCTTCCATCGCATCAAGGATAGCCGTAACCTTTAGCGCAGGCTTAAACTCATAGTAATTGATTCCCCTATCACCTTGAGCCCCTTCACCACCTCCGCTTATCCTGTAAGCAATGTTGTTTTCGTTGTTGGCACCACCGCCGTTGGCGCTTTGATAAAACCAATTCTTAACAGGGCTGCATAATGGGTAAAACAACGGAGCGTATGTGGATGTCGTTAGCCTATCATAGATATCGTCATCATCATACCGATGGTCGTATGCGCTGAAGTCAAGGTCGTATAAGTAGTCCTCGCCAAACAAGTCAGTAAGCGTTACGACATCGCCATAGAACGTAAGCGTGTAGGCATACGGATCCGTGCCTTTGAGCTGCACGTTCTCCAGTTCTACGACCCCCGTGCGGAATGGTAGCGAGTTTATCTCGATTCTTGCTGATGCCCTTAACCTACCATCAAATCCACCTACCACATCGTTTCGGTAGTAGTAACTAAAGACCCCGTTGTTCGTTGCACTAGCGGGAACAGTAAAGGCTTGCGTGAAGTCGGTGAACACCTTTGAGATGTCCTGTACGTTTTGCACAGATAGGTTGATGCTGATCTCCTCATCTTGGAATATATCCAAGCGCACATCGTTAACGTAAATATCAACCTTGTTCATCGTACAAGCATCCTTTGGTCAAAGGCATAGGTGAAGGACATCGTGTAATTGATGGTCTTATCGTTAATTGACTTTAGGTAGTCTACGCTTCCACGATTAGGAACGATCGCTACCCATTGGCCACCCTCGTAGACTGCCACTTTCTCGCTCATCAAAATCTCCTCTACCACATCGCCATAGGACTGATCTACAAAGCCCGTGTTTAGAGTTATGGTGTTGCGTGAGTTGATATTGAAGGACTGATATTTGCCATTGGTATAGTTCACATCGGTAAAGCCATCCGCATAGATGCTCTTTTGATATTGGTCTTGGGTAAAGTCCCCTCGTTCGGTTGACTTCTTGAAGAACGTAATGTAGTCGCTCATCCCAAACTTGTTAACGAACTGCACAAGGTACGGGTCGTACTTCGGCTCGCATATAACTTCAAAGTCTACTGCGGTCTTGTCATCTACCTCACCCAATGCCTCAAGTGCTTCGCATAAGCAGTCAAGTCCCTCTACTACTCCGCCATCAGTCTTCACCCTATCGTTGTATGCGATTCCCTCGCTATTGACAAGCAGGTTGATGGTGTAGTTGTCTGTTGGTGTGATTCCTAAAAACGCTGCTACGTTAGCAACACCCGAAGGAATGTAGATAACCATTTGCGTAGATATAATCGTAGTGAATGCCCACCCCAATTCATCCTTCAAAGAGAACCAGTATTCTGCTCCATTGATTTCAATACTAAATCCATTGACGTTGCTTGCGGTGTTGTAGGACACGGGCAGCGATTGGTAGTTGCCAGCAAGCACCTGCATAGTGCGGTTGGTGAATAGGTTGGGTTGCGTCACTCCAGTATTCTGCTGCTGACCTAATGACTTGTAGCCATCTAAAGCAAGAAAGTAAGCATCTGAAATTCCTCCAGTAATTGGTGAGGCTCCATTATTAGAATAGTTCCAGACTCCACTTATCTGCGCCCAAGCAGCCTCACCAGTTTCTGATGCACTTGGGGCGGTGATAAACGCTTTACCGAATGGATGCTCAAACTGTTCACGAACCAAGTCAGCAACCTCAAAATTGATTACCTCGTTAATAGAATAGTCTTTTGATAAGGAATAGGTTGTTGCTCCAACAATAGTGTCGCGATCGCCTGTGTATGATTTCAATGTTACACTCATTGAGTTGAGTGTATCTAAAGCAAGGGTATTATTCTTGCCTGTTACAAATAAAGGGCTGCGAGCTTGCGCAATGCTTGTAGGGTTTGCTATTACAGGTGTACTCATTCTTTTTGGTTTTGCAATGTGAAGCGTAAGAAGTCAGATAACTCAAGGGCGTATGCCAACGCAAGCTCCTCTGGTAACTGTTCAAACTTTAACTGAAATGGGCGGGTAAAGAAGCTCGTTGTCTTTATACCCTTCTGGTAGATGCTTCGGCTCACTAGGAACGCAGTAGAGTCATAGCTCAAGAACCTGCCCTTTTTATCCCTAAACTGAAACCTTTTGGCAGCTACCCATTTTTCTATCGAGCGTGACAGGCCGCCTTTCATTCCACTACCTGTTCCAAACCTAAAAGGGCTATTTGGTGCTTTGGAATTTGAGGACTTACCCTGCACACCATAGTCTTGGAACTTCCAATATGGAGCAAGCTCATCCATCTTCCATCGCAGGGCAAGGGAGTTTGGGCCTACCTCTATCTCGTACTGCAATGAGTTGTAAAGGTTGCCAGTTACGTTCTTTTTGTTGCGCGTTAGATTTGACTTCGCCTGTTGAACAACGCCTTTAGCAAACTTCTCAAGGCTTGCCTTAACCAAATCTTGACGGACTTGCATTTAGCAAACGCTGATTTCGGTGTTAGCAAGCAGTACGTCAAACGTGGCAGTCCAGCCAGCAAGCAGGTTCTCGAACCTCTCGGTGAAAGGTAGGCACGTTGGGTTGCCATCTAGCTGATAAAGTTCCGAGTACAACTGTCCCCTGCGGAGTTCCTGCACTACATCATTGATGACCGCGAGCTGCGTGTTTAGGATGTCTTGCACGTTGCTCGTTCCGTAGAAAGGCTCTGCTTGGGTGCGAGGGTTTTCTTTGGTCTCATCAATTACATCCATACAGATAAGGCTTACGCTCATCCGAACTACCTGCCCCTCGAAGGAGGCTTGGTTTATCATAATGTGAGCTAGCGGGAAGATGGTCTGCTTGTTTAAGTCAACGTCAAAGACATCGCCAAACGTCACTACGTTCACTTGGCTATGAGCATCAAGGGTATCTTTAAGCTTGGTGGTTATGTCGTAGAACTGTCTCATCGTTTTAGTTGTTTTTGCAGAATCTTGCTCTCTGTTTCTAGTCGGTCTTTGTCAAAGGTGAGGTAGGTGAATGCGAATGAGGCTGACATTTCTGATACTTGGTCGAACTTCAAAGGGTCTCCTCCAGAGAGCTGGTAGAATATGGGGAGCCAATTCCATCGTTTGGAAAATTGTGCAGCAGGGCTAAACTCATCTGACTCTCCATCGGTGAAGATTTCTGGGAAGCCTGCGACAAATCGCTTCCTAAAGTCCAAAAAAAAAGCATCGCACCTATCGTAATGTCAAGGGGCATCTCCAGCATTTTGTTGGCGTACTTGGCAGAACCCTCATACTTTTCGATGTCATAACGCTGGCCAAACGTAGAAACGACAGGGCGGAACAGAACCGCCATCGCCTTGTGCATCTGTGTCCAATCAGAAATGTATTGATCAATGTCGTTTAGCTCGCCTATGGTAATCTCCTCAAGGGATGGGATGAACCCAAACTCCTGCTTGCCGATAAAGAAACGCTGCTTTAGGGCAGGTCGCTCGTTAAAGGCTTTCATCAGTATGCTATTCACCTTCGTAAGGCTTGAAGCCTTCATCTGGAGGATGACATCCATCTTCAGACCGCAGAAGATTTCCAATGACTTGCGAGCAAGGAACTCATCATCACCCTCAAGTCGGATGAACTTTTGGTAGTCAACGAGTTTTATCTCGTTCATCTGGTTGGGTACAAAGAGTTTCATTGTATTAAAATAACCTTTTATTTTTAGCGTATGGCATACCTGCCAAAGTTAGGTCTACTTAGCTTGTTGTAGGTTGCGTACCGCAGCGCATCTATGGCGTGGTTGAACGCATCTATGGGTTTGTTGAGCAGGTTGCCGTTCTTGTCTTCTACCCATTTGTAGTTCTGAAGTTCCTTGATTAGGTTGCTGCTTCGTGGGGTTACAAATAGCTTGTGCCGCTTCAGTACGTCAATGCCCACTATGACGCTATCTGCGCCCTTCTGCGTGGGTTTCACGTTCCATCCCATACGATGCAGCTCCTCAATAGATTTGGGTTCAGCAGAGTCAGCATATACCTCCGTGCGTCTGTCAAGCCCAAGTGAGGCAAGCACGTTGCTAATGTCGGGATTTGTCATCCCCGTGCGGTAAATCAACTCATCCACATAAAGATTGTCCCCCGACTTATACACCGCCACAAGTGCGGTGGGGTCGTTGGTGTAGCCGAAGTCCATCCCGTGACATAGGAGCGTGGCATCCGTTGGTATCTCTGCCTGCCCGTATTGGAAGATGGTGGCTCTGCTCATCCCACGTTCTCCTAATCCGTAGATTCTCCAGTAGTCATTGTCCGTATGTTGCAGCCTCTCTATCTCCTCCACGATTGAGGCATCCAAGAACGGGTTATCAAGGTATGTGGATTGGATGTAGGTAACGTCATCACGAGTCAGCAGTTTATCGTAAATCCAATGGAACGCATCAGAGGGGTTGTAGTCAACCCATATCTTGCCTGTGGTACGAATCAACAACTGAAAGAAATCCTCCCAAGTAAGTTCGTTGGCCTCATTGCAGAATAGGTAGTCACGTCTTGCTCCCCGTTTCTTCTGCGGTTGGTCAAGGCTGATGAATTCAAAGAGGTTACCGTTCAACTCATAGGTGTAGTCGCTCTTGTTATGCCGTGCCTCATCATAGAGACCGTTGGCATTTAGAATCTCAAAGAAATCACGATAGGCCGTCATCTTCAGAGACGGCAGAGACTTGCGCACGATAGAATACACCTTGCCTCTATCCTCCATCGCCATCACGATGAGCATCTGCAAAAGCGAGTAGGTCTTACCAGAACGGCTGCCGCCTTGATTGACTACTATCCGAGTTGAGGCGGTGTAGTTCTTCTCAAAGAGTTCGCTACTCTTTAGGTTTAGTTCGGACAATCTCTACCTTGATTTTCGTTAGCTCATCCGATACTTCGTGTGAGTTCTCCACCCTTGCGAGTTTGGGAGTTGTGTACTCTGCCATCTTGTTCAAGAGGTCAAGTGCGCCCTTCGGGTCATCAGCAGCAACTTGGGTGAGCCATAGGGTCATATTCTCAAGGTTGGCTTCAATGAGGGTTTGGAATGCCTCTCGTATTTTATTGGTGGTCTTGTTTGGTGTTCCGCTTGGCCTTCCTGTGTTGCCTGCTATGAACCTGCCTTTGTCGTCTTTCATATCCGTTTAGTTCCGTTATTTTCGGTTGTATCTAAATAACCCTTTTTGCGAGGTGGTGATCGTGTGTTGCTTGAAGTCGCTCCTTAAATTCTTTGATGTCACCGTATGCAACGTGGCAATTTCGGCATAGAGCCATTAGGTTTTCTATGGTATCAGCAATTTTGCTTCCGCCCATCCCACGAGATTCGATGTGGTGTATGTCTACGGCTTGGCCTTGACATACCTCGCAGGGTATGAAGTCAGTTGTGGAGTAGCCCATCCCTTTGAGGTAGACCTTTGTATGGTTCTTCACCTTTGGTAAATCCAACAGTCATCAATGAACGTAGCGTGTGGCAGCAGTTCATCAACGGCTTGGATTACTCCCTGCCAATTCTCGTGGTAATCATCACCTGCGATGAAGCCTCCCTTCTTTACTTTAGGTAGCCAGAGCTTGATATCCTCCTTTACCGCCTCATAGGTATGGGTTAGGTCTATGAATACCACGTCTAAGGATTCGTTGGCAAACTTCTTTGATGCTACTTTGGATGCTGCTTTGATGGCCTTGTACTTGCGGGTTCCCATATTCTCCACAAACAGATTGTAGATGTCTACCTGCGTTGCGAGCTTGTGGGTGGTGGTGAGTTCGTTTGGCGAGCCTTTCCAAGAATCAATGATTGTGATGTTTTGGTGTGTTGCTTTGTCGCATAGGTAGGCCGATGACTTACCGAGCCACGCACCCAGTTCTACGAATGTGCCGTCTTCTGGCATATTGGCAAGGAGGTAGTCGTATGCTGCTTGGTGGTTGAACCACCCGTCTATGTCTTTTGAAGCTTTCATCGTAAGGCGTTATAATAACAAAGGTACTGCTCTACGCAGATAAGTGTTCCCTGTTCGGATGCTGCTTTCGCAAAGGTGCCGTCTGCATCGTAGGCCATCTCAAAGCGTAGGTTGGGTAGGTCGTATGGCTTGAACATATAGCAGGCGGTATCTATGTTGCCGACTCTTGGTTGGTCGGTAGGGCGTAGCCTGCCTATCTGCCCCCACGTTACGATTGAACAGTCCAAAGCATTTAGGTTGTTCCACTCCTCAAGGAACTTTGGATGCAGCACGTTATCATCATCCAAATAATAAACCCAATCCTCTTTGGTAAAGGAGTCAGCATACAAGTCAAGGAACTCATTGCGTAGTGGGTTACCCATATCCCCTGTGCGTGTGGAGTAGTGTGTGATTGATGCGCTTGTTGCTCCCTTGTATTTGGTAGAGGCATCCATCATTACCACCCACGTTGCATAGGCAGGGATATGTTGTTTTAGCCTAACGAGGTTATGAGGGCGTGAGCAGGGCGTGACTATGTAAAGCATCGTAGTTCGTTTATCTTATCCATCGTGAAGTCTTGCACATACTCGTATAACGATTCCGTTAGGTCAGCCACTTGGTTGGGGTTTTCTTTGAGCCTCTTGATTGCTGCTGCCCATTCGCTTGAGTGCTTGATGGCAATGCAGTTCTCTTTGGTGATGTATGGTGAATAGGGTTGCGTGTTGCTCACTATCAGAGCGCACTTGCTGAACCCTGCCTCCAACATCTTTAGGTGCGACTTGCACTTGGCAAACTCGGAAGTGCTTAACGGCACAAGGCTCAC